AAGTTGGATCATGTTGTATGCACTATTAACCCATGCGACAATGCGACCCATTTCACCATTCTGGCTACTTACTGTTGCAGGGCCAACACCACTGATGCCAGCCTCTCGCCTTACCTCTTTGCATATCTCTAAGAACGTCATGGCTTAACTATGCTCGGCGTGTTGCACGTAGGTTGCGCAACCACTCAAGACCTTCGCGTGTATCTTGAATTACTGTAAATTGATATGGTGAAATGCTGTATGCTTTTTGGAATGATTCAAGCACACCTTCACTATTCACTTGCTCATGGTTTTTATATCGAACTTGGCGCGATGCGGAAGCAACGCCTAAATACTTACGTTTAATTGTCACCTCAACGCCGCGTGGAACCCATGGAATACCATTTGGCCCAGCGCCCACACTATTGATTGATAAGTAAACATACTTTTCTGCGTCTGCCGTGTTGCCTTCTTGAAACATTACGGTTACTGGCTCTTCAAGAAAGGCTAATTTTTTTGCTTTATCATCTAATCCGTGAATAGATTGAATTTCAATATCTTCACCAATTAGCTGTTTCTCACCCTTTTGAGAAAATTTAACGGTCTTTTCTGGGGCTACTTCTAACTCTTCTGATGCAATCGCATTGGATTTAATAACAGGTGCTGATTTAGCATCTGTTGGTTTACGTGCTGGTGTATTTTTGGTCACTCTGGCCATTGATGGGTTACTCCTGTGTGAGTTTGAAAACTAAGTGTTTAAACTAAGCATTAACGCACCCAAGATAACGCAATCCACCTGTGTCGCAATTTGATACAAAAAAGCCCCAATTAAGGGGCTTTTCTTCAAGTGTTAACTTATAGGTTAACTATGCGATTGCTTTGAAGTAGCAAGTCTTGCTTGCCAATACAAGTGCGAGTGTCGCATTTTGTAACACACGGAAACCGTTGTCAGTTAATGTAATGCCACCGTTACCGCCGGTAACTTCAAGTGTACGAGTACCAGCAGCTGCAGTTTTGATACAACTGTTAGCTGCCATTCCTTCATAAAACTCGCCACCAACACGATCAGTTGCGTTGATAAATTCAACGTATTTAGGTTTAAAGCCAACGTCAATTTCGATATAGTCAGTTGCAGTGATTGCAGTTGCATCGAATACTACTTTACCAACAGCTACCTGACCGTTTTGCTGTGATGGATTCAAGGTTACTGTACGCGCTATATTTTCAGCCATGATAATTCCTTCCTAATGAGTTAAGTAAACACCACAGCTTAAGCTGTAAGTGTTAATGCTGCTGGATTTGTAGTCGCAGCATAATTTGTGTCTGTTACGCCTGCATCCGCATCAAGCTTTGCAGTGATTGCAACAATACTTGCACGCAAAGCGGTGTTATCGGCTAAAACAGCTTCTAACAGCTCACGCTGTGCTTTTGCTTCACGCTTGTCTTTAAATGTGGAGGTTTGTTGTTTGATTGAGGCCATACCATTTCCTTTACTAATAAATTTAACAAAGGGGAATTCCACCCCTTTAGTTGATTAAGCTAGGTTAGGTGTACCAACTTCTAAAACAGCCATCCAGCCTTGGTTAAGCACTAATGAATCGTAGTAGAACTTAGAGCCTGCATAACCACGTTGGCCCAATGGGTCGGCTTTATCTGCAACACCAGGTGGAACCCATGTCGGTGTAATTGCATCAACGCCGCGCAACATCACATTGCCCCAAGCCTCTTCTGCCGCTACGATGCAAGGGTAAACGTCAATCAATGTGCCGTTAGTTGAGGCTAAGCCTGTTGCACCAATTGCCGCACCTGCATCGATGTACGGCGCAAGTTCTGGTGATGTAACAAAGCGGAAGTTTTCAGCAGAACCGATTTCACCTTCTGAAATGGTTTTACGACTGCCGTAATCTGCCACTGGCACAAAGCCTGGCAAATCACGAATAGCAGGGTCCATATCAGTATGGCAATAAACCACGTATGAAGCCTCAACTGATGAAGTGCCATAGCCTGGGCTTGCATCTAAAATGCTTGTGATTTGTTTTGCATGGTTAGATTTTAAGCCTTTAGTAACACGGCGAATTAAGTTAAGACTTAATGTTTCATCCACTGTATCTGTGCTTGAACCACCAGCGTAGTATTTGTTGGTACCAGCCTTTAATGCACCGAAGCAAACCATTTCACGAATCAAACCAATCGTTTCACCGATTTGTTTTTTCATGTCGCCAGCAACGTCATCTTCGTACAAGTCAAATGTCTTGTCTGTGATTGAATACAATACGCCGTATTGTTCAACTACTGCAGTTACATCGGTGTAAGCCATCGTGCGTGCAGTTGGTGTTACACCTTCGTTAAGTTTGTAGCCATCAGCGAAAGTGCCTACATTTGAACCATTGATCCAAACGTTATCAACGCCGCCTGGTGGCAATGCACGGCGATAAACAACAGTATCGCTTGAGTTTTTAGGCATCTTTTTTTGTAAGCCTGTTTTGCATAATACTTCCATTGGCATGGCGTGTTTAAGAATATCGCCTTTAAGTTTGCCAATACGTGCTGCTTGTGTGGTCATTGTTTGAATAGCCATGATATTTCCTTTTTATTTTTTAAACGCCGCATTAAAACCGTCTAACTCGCTCATTGCTTGCGGCTTTATTGCTGCTTGTGTACCTTTAGGTGTAATGGCACGTTGTAAACGCTCTTTGCGTTCTTGCGCACCGCTATTTTTTGTGGCGTGCCAACTCTTAAACTCAGAAAGCTTTTCACCGATATACATTGCATCCCAGCTATCATCTAACTTTGTACGCTCATCATCTGGTAGCGTTTGCTTCCAAACTTTGTAATCGTCCGAAGTCAGTAACTGCGGTGCGTCTTTGTGCTGGATCAGCAACAAATTCTTTTGCATATCCTTACTTAACTCTTCACGCACTTGCGCTACACGGCTTTCAAATACATCGTTAGATTGATTCGTATCTGCCGTGCCAAAGCTATTAAAATCTTCTGCCAATATCTCTGCAATTTCTGGGAACTCTTCACTCAATCGTTTGAAGTTTGCGCCACTAAAATTCATCTTGGCTTGTTGCTGATTTTGCCCATTCTTTTGCAATTCAAGTAATACGCGATTTATCTCACCAATTTTGCCGTGCACCTTACGAATTTCAGCAGTTGTCATCTGCTCAACTTCTTCGATCTTTGGCATCTTGGCTAACATTGCTGTTAGTTGCTCTGGTGTTAAACCTACTTGTTGCTCAATTGGCGCATCATCAACTGCCTTAACTTCATCTTGTGTAGCGTCATCAGCATTGCTTACCTCTGCTTCTTCTGTGCTTGTTTCATCAGTAGGGGCTTCATCAGCGCGTACTTCATTATTCAAACTTGCAGAAAATGCAGCAGATTCCTCTGCCTGTGCTACCTCATGCGCGGTTGCTTGCGCTTCAAGGTCGGTTGCTTCATCAATTGCTTGCGTTCCATCTAATTGCATTTAAAACTCCTCATTACTCAAAAGGGGGTGATTCCTCAACGCCTCTTGCCAAACTCGGCGGTGGATTTTCCAGCGCCAAAAAACTTTTAATCTCTAAAATTCTGCCTCGCATTTTTGCTGTTTGAACTGCATCTGCATCACCATCGTTTTGCTTTCTGCATGTTTCTAATCTAGCTTCTAAATGCGTTTTGATTTTCGCCCAAAGTGCAGTCTGCTTTTCAGCAGCGTTTAGCAGTAACTTATTCGACATGTGCTTACTTTATTCTTGTCCACCTGTGTCAAAGGGGCTTTTTCCATCTTTTAATCTTTGAATTGCATGATTCACAGCTTTATCCATAATTGGCTTAGGAATGTCGCTAGGCTTAGGCTCATTCTCTAAAAGATATTTAATTTCTTCTTGGTCTAGCGTTGGCACCAGTAAAGGTATTTCCATTTCGCCTGCACCAAAATCAACCCCAACAGATATTTCTGTAGATACTTTTCCATCAGGCCTTTGAAGCACACCCAAAAATCCAGAACCTTTTTTTGTTCCGTCATTTCTGTTACCAAACTCATTTAATAAGCCAGCCACTACAATCCACTTCCTAACTGCTGTTTAATGATGATTTCCTGATTTTGCAAATCTTTCTTGGTGCGCTCTTTCATGGCAGTATCAGCCAATTGCGCCTTAATCTGTTGAATAGACAAATTGCGCTTGTCGGCAAGCTCCATCAACTTAGTGTCATATGCCATCTTCGCTAGTAATTCACGGCTTGCACGTTCTTCGCGTGCATCCTGCAAATCAATCTCACGCTGCGTCATCTTCTCTTGCGTGTTAGCTTGAGATACTTGCACCATGCCTTCTGTACGGATCTTGGTTGCTTCAATCGTTGCTTGTGCGGTAATTGCGCGAGGGTCTTGTGGTGGATTCGCCGCGGCCTGCTCTGCCATTTTTGCCAGCTCATCTTCGGTATACATAAACAATTTAGGATTCAATCGCTGCGACTTAAAGTATTCTTGCACCCACTTTTTGGGGTCAATACCAAATTGAGGGTTAGCAACCATCTCGCCCATTTGTGCAATGTTCTGGTTTTGAATATCACGCTCAACCAGGGCGCTAGAGCCTTTGGCAATTATTTTGTAATCGCCCTTTTCGCTCTCTGGCACTTCTGGGTCTAAGATCAACCACTCGTAATAGCGTGAAATATGCGGCTCTGTTACTTTGTCATCATAGGTTCGTGCAATGCGGCGCATGACCGTTGATGCATTGTTGTTTAGCATCTGCATACCGCCAACTGTTTCAGGTGCGGCACCTTGTTGGCCTTGCAATAACATTGGCAAGCCTGTGACATCCTCAGCCATCTTGATTGCGAACTCAACGATGTTAAATAACTGGTCTTGCATAGCAGGAATGTTGATTGCTGCGAATGCTTCATTCACTGGACCAACTGCATCTT